TAATATTGTGACTCTTTAAATTCTTCGGATAATCGGAATATTGCTCCTGATTATTTTTTCAATATGGATTGAATATGGAATAGTTTTCATTACTCTTTGTTGGGTAACTAGAAGCTTGATAACAATATTTATTACCATCAAGCTTCTTCCATTGTCACGATATGACAATGGATTTTGGTGTTTTGGCAGCGATGGTGCAAATGGATAAGAATATCTTGATTTTCTTGTTAAATAATAAAAGAATATCATTTATTGTTTTCAATATTTGCTCTGATTTGTTTCAAAATCAGAAACGGTCCTCCCATCTTATAGTTCCCTAAGTTTTGTTTAGCTTGCATGATACAGCTTTCAATAGTAAGTTTCAAATTCGGAGTGAAAGCTGCTTTGTTAATCTGCATTTCTTTTGGAAGTTTATTGGCATGGTTATTGAACCATGCGATCATTTCATTCAATTCCTCTTCGGAATAAGATTTTTTTTCAGCCATGATACATAAGTTGATGTTAATAGTGTGCAAAGATAAAGGAACATATAATTCATGGGTTATCTTTTAACAGAAATATTATCAAAATAAAACCGTCCCTACTTATCACAAGCCGGAACGGTTCAGATTAGTTTCGTTTTTGACAATCTACTTCACATTTTATTGAACAAGATACCAATGGATTTGTTCAAAAGGATTTGCCTATTTCTAAAAATATTTGTTGTCACATTATTACGTATTACAAAAAAGGAGGGCATCGTGTATTACGAGCCCCCTCTCAAACTTTTATTATGAGATTGGCTTCTACTCCAAAATCACAGGGCAAAGATACGCAAAATTCTATTCTTTTCAGTTGATTGTGTAATCCAATTGGGAAATTGTATTTAAACAAATACCCCGACTCATCACGAGCCGGGGCAGTCCAATTTATAAATTTAAAGTCTTATGATGAAGATTGTCTGTTGCGCCAATGTTTTACTATCAGCACAACGACAAACAAAACAGTTACACAAACACAGGTAAAGTCTTTTTGTTTAAGCAAAGTGGATTCTTTTTTATCCTTTATGATTCTGACCGTTTTTCCTCATGGATATCGGAAGTGGTTTCCTTGTCGGCTTTCACCTCCGTACAGTCTTTGGTTGTAGTTTCCTTCTTTCTATTCTTGCTGAAATCACCTTCTACGTGACCGTCAGCCAGTAACAAAACTTTCCTGGTCGGGCTGTCAGACGGTTTTCTTGTACCATAAATCCGAAAATTAATCACGTAGTTGCCATTGGTTGCAATCAGTTCATTCAAAGAGATGATAGAGCCATATACGATGTTGACCGACTTACGAGTGCTGTCCTTTCTACACTCTTGGCAGTACACTGGACTATACGCTTTTCCAACCAGTCAACCTGCTTCCGCTCGTTCTCATTCTCCACCGAATCGGCAGACGCATTCTCCTTCCGTGCGTTTTGCGGTTTACACAGAATATGAATCCCAGCGGACAGCTTCCAATCCCTTAAAGCCCCAGTTATAGCCAACCAGTCATTTAATTCCATTCTGCCTATTGTTTATCTGATTGATTATAAAATACACACTTAAAAATCCTATCCGCTTGCACCATCGCTGCCAAAACACTAAAATCCATTGTCACGATATGTCAATAAAAAAGACTCTGCAAAATAAGAATAAAAAACGATTTACCAAAGAAGAATATAAATATATTGAATCGGTCTGGAATGTAAAAAATTATATTACAGGCCAGCATCATTTTTTAGTTAATTTTGCACCAATTATTTAATAAATATCTGATAACATTAGTTTAAAAAGCGTTATGTTCGTCTTGTAAATCGGGATATATGGATTCTCCAAATGAGAAGGGATAGTATGATTTTTCTTACATCATAAAGTAAATCTGACGGCATCACACCTCATATCGGCGAGAACGGTAATTGGTGGATAGGTATGACTGATACAAAAATAAAGGCGCAAGGAGCCAAAGGGGACGATGCCATTGCCCCCCAAGTTCAAATCAACGCCACGACAAATGAATGGGAAATCTCAACGGATGGCGGCAAAAACTGGAAATCGACAGGGATTAAGGCGACCGGGGAGAAAGGCGACAGAGGTGATGCGGTATTTGCGGAAAACGGAGTGGACTACACAAGTGATCCTGATAATGTCATATTCACTCTGGCTGACGGAAAGACCAAGCTGACCGTACCACGTACCAAAATATTATCTGTCAAGTTCAAGGATGGTTGCGATATTTTCTCGGTAACTTCCGTTAGTAATACAATTGATATTGAATTTATTGGTTTGACAACAGAAAATTATAAGGCTTTGGTTGCGGAATTGAGAAGCGAGGACGGTACTACAGATATAGAGATTGTGCCCCGTGCTGAAAATAAGGATGTGGAAATTAAGGAACCTGTATTTACGGATGGGAAATGTACCGGAACGACAGTCAAAATCAACAAGAAAGGAATAAGTGGAGAAAAGGCCGTTCTGAAAGTGACTCTTATAGATAACAACGGGCAGGAAATTTCAGTTTCCCGTATCGTGAAATTCTTTGGTGCGGGTGCTCTTGATGAAGCCGCCCAGAACGGAGGTAGCTTTATATTGTCTGATGACATTATTCTGGAGAAACCGGTTGAGGTGGCAAAAGGGAAGGAACTTGTATTGGATCTAAACGGTAAAACCATCTCTAATTTCTGAACGGATAAGCATCCGCGTGCATATATCCCTGGTTGATTACCTCATTGACCAAGATACGGAGCTGTTTCATGTGCTTGGCTATCGTATTGTCCGCATTGCCCTTTTCCCTTAAGTATTGCTCAAAATCACGAAGGAATGTATAGGTAATATCCTTGAAGTCCAATCCGGAACGGAAGTCATTCAAGACCGCCAGTGTAGAGTGCAGGTTGTCCTTGGTGGACTGCTTCTTGTCCGAATTGTCAATGGCTGATTTGGCGAAAGTGGAGAAGCTGATATTCACGGCACTTTTCTTCTTGACAGCATCCTTCAGCAG